TTTAAGCTGACTATTGATAGGGGATTTTCTGTCATCAATCTGTTTCTTCTCAGCTTCCACTTCAACCACTGAAGCACTGTCTATTTCACAAGACAAATGCTTCAAGTTGAGGGACTTTTCATACTCTGCAATCGTTTCCTTGGATTCTTTGAGCGCGTATGCAGCTATGGCTTTATCGTCGTGGAGGGATAGAGAAAGGTAGCCAAGTCCTAAAGTGCTTATAGATAAGCCAAGGGTGATGTAGAACGTTATTGAATTAAATAGGTTGAACATCATCCTTTCCTTATCTAATTTGGGTTGGTTTATGGACTACTTTCATACTTTATACTGCCGGGCTGACCCGACTTACTCTCATATTACTCCAATCAGTGCCTTCTACACCACCAGATCCTGTGGTTAATCGATAGTGGCCTATCAGGAGCATCGAGTTTGCGTCAATTGTCGCATCAGTACGCTTCACCAAATCGCCCTGAGTGAAAGATCCGGCATTACCGAAAGAAGCTGTTGCAGTTACCTCTATGAGACTCCCCAACAGCTTCAAGTAAGATCCAGCACTATTGATTGTATTAATTGCGGCGGGTGTTCTGCTTTGCCAAGCAACACCGTTAACACTCAATCCATTATCGTGCAGCCAAGTGGTTCCGAGCGTATGTATATCCACGAAGCTATCATAGCTACCGCTTGATGTGCCCCGATACAATCTGATAATTGCACTTCTTGGGTTTGTCCCAAATCCGACATTGTTAATTATCATACTACCAAGAACAGCTGTTGCAGAAGTTTCTGCGTTGGTAGGATTTCTCCCTATAGCCCTACCAGCATCAAACAATATCTGAGCTTGGTAGTAATAGGTTCCAGTTGCTATCTTCCACTGATCTGTCCCCACGTTTCTTGTGCCCACGGGCTCTACGCGAATGCTAGATATCCCAACAAAACTAGTATCTGCACACCTTGTACCGTGATCCAGATTAACGATATTAGGAATCTCAACAACAGATTGTTTTGAGGTTAGGTATGAGTAGTTATTGAAGCTAGGGATCGCAGTCGCCTGATCTTCTCTACAAATCCTGATTCCGGCTCTTTGTACTCGTTGGAAATCGCCCTGAGCGGACCAGACCTGAGCACAATTATTTACAGACAATTCTACCGAATCACCCTGCGAAACATGGAATCCGGTCCACTCCATTAAACCTTCTATATTCCTGAACGTTGTATTGTCCAGATCAACCAAAAATCTAGATTCGTTAGAGGCAGAGGCAAATGTACCCTTGGTTAGTATTGGCAACCTGGTATCTGGGTTAAACTGAGATGTTACTTTGACATTACTAGAGTCGTAAATGTGCTGAGCCCGTTCAAAGTGCCCACCTACTATGTTCACATCATTTGACAGCTCAATAAGATAATCGCCACCAATACCCTCACTAACAGTGCCACCATTCACCCCCCTCACCCGCATGGCTAGTACCGATGAAGTAGTTGCAACGGTGTACGGACAGTGTATATCATGCGCTGTAAAGCCATCTCCAAGTCCTTGGATATCAATCTGATATTCCGTATTGTCCTGAGGATTCTGACAGATGATGTCTCTTAATTGGAAGCTATCACAATAAAACCCGGTAGGTCTTGAAATTGACTGCCTGTAGCCGCTAAAACTTAACTGTTCAAACTTGCCGCTGCCGAAGCACTTAATCCCCCTCAGGGCAGGGACTGAGTTCCTGTTATCAAACTGACAAGTGCTGAATCCACCTGTATTCATATTTGGAAAAGGGGTAATCCAATTAATACCGTCATTGGTATTAATCATGAACAAGAAGCCAGAGGTAAGTGATGTAGCTGTAGCTAGCGGGAAAAATGTAACATTTCTAGACTCCCCATAAACCCAAAAACCGGCAGGAAGAAAGACAGTGGACCCAAGCCCATAATTTCCTTTTGGGGCAAGGCAAGAGAGGTGCCCTGCGGTGACGATCCGTGCAAATGCTGGTTGCCAATCGCTCCCATCACCCGTGCGCCAGTAGTCAGTTAGGTGCGGAACTTCATCGAGGTGAGTAACAAGTTGTCTATATGAGTACCCCACTTTTCCAGCACCGTTGGGTGTTGTTGTAGCATCTGTCAGATCTGTATCAAACTGCTCTAAATCTTCAACTCTCGCCTTCAAGGCTTCAGTAGAAGCAATCTCAACCCAACTGCCGTTAAACTGCCACCGTTTCCCTGTAGCAATCTCATTAACTTCTTGACCTTCTTGTGGCTCGATAAACAACCAAACACCTTCAAGTCTTACATAGAATTGATTATCTGTTGTTAATACAACAGAAGCACCTTCACTTGGGCTTACTGGAAGTGTCCCAACAAAGGAATCTACAGCACCTTTACCAAGGAAAGACAATACTTTAAAGTTAGAGTTTACAGGGTCTCCCCAACCGGCTTGCCCTGTAGCCCAACCATAATTAATGCCGAAAAACGGACTTGTAGTAACTGTCATTTAGCCCCCTGAATTCTCTTCAATATTGTCGTCTGTCTGGTCAATGAAACGACCGACCCCACCTAATGTAGCAAAAATAATTACTAATGTAGCCAAAGCAGGCATGGACAAAGCTGCACCTAGAACTCCAAGTGCAGACAATCCTGTGATAGAGATTGCACTCAGCAGAATTCCTACAAGAGAAATAAAAGAATAACTCTTAAGGTGCCGCTTCCAGTCATTTACTATTTTCATAAATATCCTCTACTTCTAATGTAACTTCACCTACACACCATGCGTACTCTTTAGTGCGTCTGATAACCAATCCGTTTAATTTTTGTTTTCCAGCATAAACCCATTTGGTCAATTCCAAACAAGCTCCACTATAATTACCAGCATTCAACCTTTTAAGCATTGTGCTAGATGAGAAATTACCAATACCTACATTGTAAATAAATGACAACATCGCAGCATGTTGATAATCAGACCTAAAAGGAACCTTCACAACAGACATGAGTTGTTTATCATGCTTGATTAGGTCATCAGCAAACACTTTGTCACACTGATCTACAGTGAAGGTTTGTCCTAGTTTAAGTTCTGGTCCTACATGACCTCTGCAACTTGTGATAATGTTTACAGGGTCTAGGTACGTTTTAGTTACCAAGCCTTCTGATGGGGCGATTAGGAATGATCCGGCTAGCGCGATAGAGCTAGCCATACCAACCCCAAGAAGCTTTTTATACAAATTAGAATTGGTAGACATATCAGAACCTCTTTATGGGCTAACTGGACGACTACCAGAAGCAAACCCTTCAGATTCGGGATAATTTCGAAGCGCACGACGGTATTCACGCCACTGGGCTACAGTACCTCTCGCCTTAGAGTCGGCATCTTGCACTTTATTCAACTCTTCGTCTGCACGAATCAATTCAATATTACGCCACTGCCTTTCAGCTTCTGGAGAGAACCCTTCTTCAATTGGTGGGTGCCATGTAGTCCCGTTATAAGTGTAGTTTTCTTTAACGGAGGCATCATTGCAAAGGTGCCAATTCATATCAGGATGGAATAAGTCCTCAATCTTAAGATCCGTCTCTAAAACTTCAATTACTTTATTACCACTTAGTAGTGCATACTTTTTCATATTACCACCTGACAATTACAATGCCGTTAGCACCACTACCACCAGCACCGCCATTCGTGCCCCCACCACCACCACAACCGCTACTTACAGCATTTTGCCCTGCGAGTACTTCACCGCTGGCGGCTTCAATGAGTTGTCCACCACCATCACCGCCTCCCCTGCCAGAAGTCACTGCACCGCCAAGCTGAAGGATACGTTGATGCCCCCCTCCCAGCGTATTAACTCGGAAGGACTCGGAACCAATGCCACTACCGCCAACGCCGGGGACAGGGGATGCACCCCCAGTTGCGCCACTGCCACCAATGGCTGACGCAGTGGCGCCGAAGGAAGAACCCCCACCGTTTGTTCCTGTGGTCCCGCCCGTACCAATAGTTACGTTTACGCTGGTGATTCCTGTAAGGTTTACGAGCGCTTCTACAATACCCCCACCCCCACCACCAGACCCTGCGTTACCAAGGATAGACATACCGCCCCCACCACCAGCACCAATAACGGTGACGTAGGCGTTAGTGGTGCCGTTCTTCAGCACCAGCGGGATAGTCCAGCTAGAGCTACCGGGTGTAGCAAACACAGCCACTTTCTGAGTGAGGGTTGTGGTCCAATAAACCTCGCTGGTATCCGTTACAGGGTTTTGGTTAGTGTTTGTTTGGATGGCTACGTAAATCCGACCATTACTGCCCGTTACATAACTCTTACCAGCTTGGTACTCAGTAGCGGCATCCCACACAGAAATGCCGTGCTGAAGAACGTGGGCGATGGCTTGATCTTGACGATTCTGTGACCAGTTTTCCCACTGGAAAGGAGGGACTTCAGCAGTCCATCCCGTCTGAATTTTTACATTTGATGGGGCTACGACACTGCCACCAGATGACCACAAGTATTGATAGTCGGGTTTAGAGATTTCGCTCACTTAATTACTCCATAATTCTGTTATAAGATACTTTACAATAGGGAAGCATATACGCCACCTTCACCAATCACGAAATCACTGTCACCCCATTCAGTATCATATCCAACATCCCAACCGAAGGTTCCTGAGAATAGATCCCCATAACCCTTTGCATTAGGAACGCCTTGGAATGCAAAAGCTTCCCCGGAGATGTATGTTCCGTAGTTAACTCTTACACCAATTGGTTTTGGAACAAATCTGGAAGGATAGCCGCTTGAGTAACTGATATAGGTGAGCAGTACAGTCTCAAAAGAACTTAGTTCCTTACCAATCATGAGTGTATAGGCAGCGTCCCCTTCCTCAATCAATTGATTTTGAGAGCTGTCGAATACAAAGCTAACAAATTGCAGGATTTGATTGGGTGTGGCATTGGTGCTATTCTTAATGATCTTAGCTTTAATGAAAAGCCTATATTGCTCATCATTTAAAAGTGTGTTACCAGCAAGAGGGTCATCAATACCGCGATAGAATCCACCAGCCGAGCTGTCGTTCAAATCGCCATAGGATTCTGCATCGGGATAACCAAGGTATGCAAAGTAGGTGAGAAGTGCTGTATCGATAAGTTCTCTTGGTTGCCCAACAATCTCGCCGATAAGGTCTAACTGAGCACCAATAGCAGTGTCAAGAGAACGCTCCTGCATCAATTGACGGAAGACTTCTTGGAGCTCTATCTTTCCGCCGAGGAGGAGTTGGAGGTATTTGTCAAAGACAATTGGGCCTGTGCCATCAGCATCCAACATGAATTGCTGAGTTACCCGGCTTCTAGCAACTTCCAAGTACGAATCTAAAAAGAAGGGATTAATTTCAGACATGTTCCCTCCTTAAGTGATGACGATATTGATAGAGCTGATACTTGCGATACTATCAAATGGAATTACAACGTTCACAACGCCCGTTGGGCTAGGAGATGTGCCAATGAACAAACTATTGACTTCATGACCAGCCACAGAGTTTATTGGAGTATACAAGCGACTGTAGATAACATCATCCCCGGTGCCAAAGTTAGCAGAGAAGTACGAGAGAATTGCACTTCTGATGGCATCATTTCCGTTAGCCGGGAAGTTCACGTCAGTTGTAATGTCCATGCTGATATAAATAACAACAGGATTAGGACGTGAGAAACTTACAACGTGCGTACCGCCTTGAATATCGGTAACGTTTACACTTGTGTTGCCGTAGCTCAGAATACCAGTTGGTTTGTTTTCCCAAATAGCATTACCAATATCCTGACTCAAACCGCCAGAAACAATAGGCAGGAAGCTGTGAGCTGGAACACCGTTACCATCGACCGTACTTGTATCATTCTCGTAGATAGTTACCTCAGTAACATTATCAAGGTTGATGAGAGCGGAATAAATAGCATCATATGTGTTGGTTGCACGATCAAACTTACCATTACGGAAGCGTAGACGAAGTTCTTCATCCGTCTCACGATCTTCACCGGGAGATGCTGCAACTGGGTTGATTACACTGTCCCAACCAAGCATTGGTGTGAGGATGGTATCAATAGTATTTGCAGGTTGTTCAATAACACCTGCATTCACAGCAATCACTTCACCAATAGTACGGACTTTATTAATACCAAGATTAACCGAAGTAGTGAAGTTTACAGTGCTGAAGATATCGTTTCTATCAATTACAAGCGTAGTTCCAACAACAGAGCTAGTCAGTGTCGGATGACCACCAGCAATAACACTTTGCAATCCAGAAAGAATTTCAGCTACAGTAGCACTACCATCCGATGTGTAAGTGATGGTGTTAGAGGTCGTTGTATCGGCATAAGTGATGGTGTAAGCCGTGCTGTCTTGTAAGGTGACTACGGAGACGGTGATGCCGCTAGCGTTGCTCGCAGCTAGCGAAATAGCGCCAGTTGTAGTGAATTGTTCCCCAGTTGTAGAGCTACTTACTGTCTGTCCTACAGGGATCAGTGTGTTCGTGTCACCAGCAACAAGAATAGACGAAGTTGTAAAGGTTTGTTCTTTACGAGTGAGGCCACCATAAGCTACAAGGTTATCAAGAGCAATACCTGTTGCAGCGTTTGGATCAAACGCTGCGTATACTTCTTGGGCAGCTTCCCAAAGGTCAGCTTCACTTGGAGCAGCTAGGGAGATAAGGCGGCCTAGTGCTGAGAAGTCATCTGTACTAACTATGTCACCCGGCTGGACAAGATCTTGAAACAACTGAACCGCCAAGGCTCTGTCATCAGCTAAAATCTCAGCCAACCTTTTTATTACAAATCCTTGGTCAGTTACGCCTGCCATTGGTTAGATCCCTTTTCATATAGTCAATGTTATTGGTGCAGAGACTGTTCCATCCACAACTTTGATACTAAACACCAAAGTATATTTTCGGGTAGATGATAGAGTTGAGTTGAATGTCACAATCTCTCTGACTCCCGGCTCAGCTAAAATTTCAGTTTGAAATATGAGGTCAACGGAAGCTTTACTTTTTTGCTTGCGGCCTAATATAGATTGAAAATATGGGACGCCGTAGGCTGTATTAATAAACCATTCATTACGGAACGTAAGTAGTCTAATTTTTAAACTCTGCCCAACAGTTTGTGTTAACGGTTGAGTGGTAAATTCGGGAGTCAATGGCCCGTTGTTCCAAACGATATCCCAAGAATCAGGGTCTAAAAGGAGGTCCATTTAATAATCCTCTTGGCTAACTAATTTATGAATAAAATTAATCAGTTCTTTTCCCTGATCAACACCAATAGTCTCTGTAAATCCATCTTTCATTTCTTCTTTTGAAAAATATTTACCATAAACCTTTTTAATTTGTGCCTCAATGTTGGCAGCTTCTTTCCCATTATCAAAGTTAAAGATAAAGACAGGTTCAATATCATAGGAGCAACCCTTCTTTAATGTCTTTATTCTATTTTCTGGGTAATTAGTTATACCAAATTTATAGCCAAGGGTTGCACCCAACTCCCTTACCGACAAGATGTACAAGTAGCCCTTGTCTGCTGTATTGAATCCGTACTGAGCACATCCACTGCAACCCTTTCCTTGAAAAATATTTCCAACTAGCGAGTCAAATAGGTTCTCACACAAGGTACATTGGACAGTTACTTTCTGTTGTCTTCCAATTTTATCAGACACCTTGCTAATAAATTTCAGATTCTCTATTGAATTGATCTTATCGATGTAATATTCTTCTGAGTACCTTTCAACATTGGCACATCTAGGACATCCCGTGTTATCGCATATAATACTGTTTAGTACGGGACTCCACTGGAAAGAGCAGTCATTGCACTTAAGAGGAACTTTATCCGTTGCTGTTTTAAGGGGCGGTAAATTAGCAAAGTCTACACTAAAGGGTGACTCTTTCACCTTCTCAACCAGCCTCTCCAACCGCCTCTCGGGGCTTCTGTAGTATCCGTGACCACATTTACACGGGACAGTACCCCAGAATATTACCTTTGGATCAGTTAAAGTTTCTGCCCCGCAATGAGTACACACGATAACTGTCTTATTGTTATAATCTAAGTTGGTTGGATCTTTTACTAGATACTTAGATCCACGCTGAGAGTTTTTAACTTTTGGAAAATAAGTATCTAGTGTTTCCATTATACACTCCCCTTATGGGTTAGATGGAGGCACGACAGAAGGTGCATGAACATGAGTATTGAAAATTATGCTGTTGAACGTAGCCTGACCACCAACAAGGGTATAGTTTCCTGTCTGACTGTAGTCGCCTTGGTGTACTATCGAGCCAATCCATGTGGTCGTAGGAACATCAATTACCATAGTCTGAGCATTCAACTGAATACTTTCGTTGGCATTCACAATAGCATTAGAGCAATTGATAGTTACATTCTGATTAGATGTTGTGACTTCAATACTACCGTCAGCCTTCAACCTAACTTCACACTCAGCACTGCCCAAATTAGCGAACATTACTGTGTCACGAGTATCATGCGTAAGGACATGTTTACCGGGATTGTTCACAGCCATACTAGGAGGCTGGATGCCGGGAAGAAAGATTGCATCTCCCTTATCCATTTTAGCAAAGTTAGTTGGACTTACTGGACGACCATTACCGGACTTCCAACCATCCATGTTACGCATGGAGAAGATAGCTAACCCTGTATCACCAGACTTAATCGGGAAGGTCATTCCCGCTGTAGAACTTACAGGAAAGCTGATTGGAATGCCTGCAATCACCGGACGCTCTTTAACTGTCCCGTCTTTAAACTTCTGGTTAATGGTGGGTTGGATATCAACCATCTGACCGCTGAGTCCATCTCGTACATTAACAACAATACAAGGAATCGCCGTATACAGGTTCTGCATCTGAGAGTTGAATGCAGATGTAAGGACATCTTGAATCACATCTGCTGTCATGTCACACTCACTTTCTTAATTACTTCAGCACGAATTTCAGTAGTCCAAGTAGGAGAACGCCAACCACCTGAGTGCCTGATGTCGGTCACTTTATACCAGCCATTCAAGAGAGTATCTTCAAGCATAATGATATCTCCTGCACGAATATCTGAGTTCAAAAGAATCTTCATCTGAACACCCGGCTTTTTAGCAACATCCTTCTTGGATCGCTTTCTATCTCCAGATACACGATAAGGAAGATCAATCATCCCTGTGTATTTAGAAATGACATAAGCTTCATTGAAATTCTCAGAGTTTCCTCTGTCGTTATCGTGGACGTACAGAACACCTTCTTCTAGCTGCCAGTCCAAATTATACTTTTCAGATAGCTCATCCAACATATCTTTAGGTGTACCAGTTAAGGGATAACCATAGATAATTGGGTTATTCAGGTTTGTTCCATTGTATACACCACGATCAGCCCCAATAGACTTCCGAAGAGATTCAATAGCGGCTCTAACATCTCTGCCGGGAGGAACTACTTCAGAAAGAACTTGATGATTCAAGTCTGTGTAGCCAGTACCTAAAGTAATCTGAGTTACACGATCCGTGCCAGATTTGCGAGTTGATACATTATTCACTTGACCAGCAAACAATCGCTTAACACCACCAGTATCTTTATAGCCTGCACTGAACACTGCTGCTGGATAAGCAACGTCTAGCAATGCAATGTGTTCATCACTGAGGTTATAGATTTCAATTGCTGCTGAGTTGGTACGATTCTTATTATTCGTACTCTTGCTGATATCAAATGTAACTTGAAGATCATGAATCTCTAGAGCATTACCAGATGCCGCATCTCCAACGATCAGAGAGTACACCCTGTTTCTTTGGAAAGGGTCCATGGTTAATCCTCAGTGGTGTAGATAAAGAAGAGATTATAATATTGATCAATTGTATCTGGATAAGTCTTATATGGTTCAGAAATATTATCAGCCTTTTCTTCCATCCAAAGGAATCCTGTAAGTGGGAAAATAGCGTAATCCAAAAACATGGGGTAATTTGGAACTAACGCCTCACCCATCACAATTGGGTTATTATCCGCATCAAGCAGATTTACAAAATACAGCTTTGAACGTTCATTATAAATGAACTCAAAGATATACGAATCTCCTTGGAGTGCGATGGAGTAGGTGTAATAAGCGTCAGGGAACAAAGACATTGCTACGTAATGATCAGTCATTTTGCTTAGCCTGTCTTAGTGGATCAGTATCTTTAGGTGCAGTGCCAACATCTGGTGTCCCGTCCTGATTACCTTTAGTGGCCTTACTCTCAGACTTCTTCTTAATTGGAGTAGCAACATCTTTAGGGATTGTTGTCTTCTTAAGAGGTGCAAAAGTAACTTGTTCGAAAGTAAAGTTACAATATAGTCCGTAGCCGGTATTCTGATCCTCTCGGAAGATCATGCTAGTCATAACAAGATTGTATTCAGGTTTGCGTAGAATAATACCATCAAATTCATAGAGAGTTACGAGCTGAATATTAGGATCAAACTGACTAGTCTTTTCATTAAAGAGCACACCAGACATCAGATTCTTTAACAGCCCTCTAATCTGTTCTATTTGATCTTCTTTTGCACTATCAACAATAACTATAGGTTTTACATCAGAGAAAAACTGACCAATACTACTAGGAATAAGCCTACGCAGCACACTATTATCTGTACTCTCTACAGAGACAGCAGAAGGGGCAACATGCGTATTGATCGCTGTATTACCTTCCGGGTCCATAATCAGATAAGTGTCTGTAGAGATATCAATAGCGGTGATAACAGCAGAGATGTTGAACTTACTGTTGTCCCGAATGAAATGGTCCGATATATTCGAACCGCCGTCAATTGGATGTGAACTGACCTTACCTGTATGACTCTGAGTATATGCAGTAACAGCGTCCAGAAAGATTCTCCCGGACGTGTCAATATCTCCTGTACCATCTCCCCAACTAATCATGAGTGACATATGTGTTCCTTACTCTTTCATTGGGAAGTTGACGCCAACCTGTTCGAAACTTGACATCAATTGGTTTGAGAATGCATCAGCCATCAGTTGTGCCTGTTGTTCCATATCCATACCAGCCAAGGTAGCTGAGTCTACTTGAATTGTAATATCAAACTGATTAGTCTGTGTGTTAGTAACAGTTTGAGAGGTAGCTTCTAATGCAGCTTGTTTGTTACTTTCTTCAGTACCATAGAAGCTATTAGAATTACCTTTACTATTATCTGGGTAAAGACCTAAAGTAGTCTCCAGACCTGTAGGCATATCAAAACCTAAACCACCACCCGAGCCCTTCCTATTCAACGACACCATGAGTTGGTTACGGAGTAAGTCTTCTTGCCGAGCTGCTGCTTCATCATTGGAGAAGTTTAGTTGATCCAGAGGCGTGTCAAACTGCTTAGGGAGCTCATCTTGGGAGTTTTTCCAACTATCTATACCAAGCCACCCACCCCAATTCCGCTTGGCAACAGTCATATCCGTCGGATTGAGAGCATCCACGGTATTTCTGAATGTGAACCAATTTGCCTTGGCTAGGCCTTTAAGATTGCCGCTAAGTGTTGGGTCTTTATCATACTCTTCCTGAATAATACCACTTGCTTGGTCGCTAGTTCCTTTTAGTCTAGCAATAGCGTCCAGAAGAGACTTAAGTTCTTTAGTGGTTGATTCAAGTGCAGGGAGCCAATCAGGGGATTTTACAGAATTAATATCCACCCACAAAGCTTTAATTTGTTGCCAGTCAGCAATAAGCTCCTTCGTACTTTTTTCACCAAGCCAATCTGCTACTAGACTATCCTTACCTTCCAATGCACGAATAAACGACTGAGGCCAAAGTAGTAGATCGTCAGCCCATTTAGTGGCTTCATTAAAGCCTTCAGAAAGAGTCCTTACAAGTCCATTGCTTTCACTCAGGCCCGCGTTCAGGGTACGAAAGATACGAGCAAAACCTTCTTCTACACCTGAATTTGAAGCCACAACAGCAAGGTCATTTACTGTATTCTGGTAACGAGCTTGTTCGGCTTGAGATGCTTGTGAAGCAGTGCCTAATGCACCACCTTGGTTAGCTCTCTCGGACGCAGCAGCGCCAGCATAAGTGAGAATATCACTTTTAACTTTACCCTTCTTCATGTCAGCTAAAAGCTGTTGAATAGCATCAGATCCAGTCTTATTACCACCAATCTGTTTTTGATACGCTTGGGCAAACAATGCAGTACCGCCGGGAAGTGCTTCGGCGATTTGGCCTGTCAATTCCTCAGACATCAGCTTGCCTTTACCTGCCACTTGAGACAAAGCACGGAACAAACGGTTCTGAGTAGTTTTATCTAGCTTGTTTACACGGGCAAGTTCAGCAAATCCGCTGAATACTTTTTGACTTTCTTTTAGGTCAATACCTGAACCAGTAAGGCCAGAGATTAGTTTGTTATAATCTTGGCTTGCATCAAGATAGTTAAATCCTACGCGAGCGCCCTCCGACCTGAGATACTGAAAGGAATCAGCACCTTGCTGAGCAGTGCCACCAGCCTGTTGAACAACAGCAGAAGTTTGAAGTTGGGCAGATACTATTTGTTGATTACGCTCATTGAGGTTAGCAAGTCCATAGCCACCTAAACCTAACGCAAGAGCTGGTCCTAAAAGACCGGGCATTCCTCTGCTGACCCCTCCGGCAATACCACCAGCTACCGCTGCATGTCTAGGCCTCAGACCAGCTCCACCCGTGCCATTTACAGGATTTGCATGAACACTGGGCCGAAGTGTTGAACTTCTAGATGCAAACAATGTTGCTTCCCGCATTGCTGCGGCCATCGCTGTGTTTAGGTAAAGCTGGTCAACATGAAATCTAGCGATCTGGAAGGTGTTCCGGGCACTAGCGATATCCAAGGCAGTGCCGATAGCTACGTTCAGTGCTGTTTGATTAACATCAAACTTTCTAATATCAAAGGTCAGCTTAGCACTTGCAACTTCCAGACCTTTGAGTAAAACACCTTCTAATTTGGTTTGGTTTAATGAGAACTTAGAAAGACCGAACCCTTTACCAGTCCTATTACCAAACTTCCTAATTCTATTCTCAAAAGCACTTAACGTTGCATCTACTTGTTTTACTGAAGCCTTATCAATCTCAATGCCTAACGAAGCAAAATACTTACTTATCTGCACTTATCTACTCCGTTATCTACTAGGTTTATTATTCTTATTTCTTTGAACAGCTTGTTCTTTCAGGGCATCATACACATCAAGCATTTCAATCATATTGAAAAGAGTTCTACCACTGAGTTGGTCAGTCATAAACTTCGCAGCCAAGTCAAAACCACCCTTTTCGTGTGTTGCTATTCTGTATATATACCAACTTCCAGAAAACTTATCCTGCACTTCTTTCTCTAGACTGGATACACTAGCCGGTGAAGTAGTCTTAATTACTCTTCTGAACCGGGTTCCTCGAAAAAATCAGGAAGGTTCCATGCCGCCACTGCCATATATAGTTTGGTCATATGTTTGTATTTGCGAGAGAACAGCACATCAAATCGTTTCTCTGTAATCATTTGATTATCTTTGCTGACGGACTGGCAGATAACCCGCTTACGCAAAGAAAGGTCATCCTTACCTTTTTCCTGCTCTTCTTGGTAACTTTCCATGAACTGCAAAAGTTGAGTAGTGGTGAGGGCATTAACGAGATATTCAACCCCATCAATATCAATAGTTGTTTGTTCCAGTACTTCGAGTGCCATTTATTTTATCTCAGAATTAATTTAAAAGAGGTTCCCAACAGCTTGACTTACTGCATTAAGCAGAGCGCTGCTAGAACGACTATTGCCACCAACTGTGTAATCAGTGGTAGACTGTGCAAAGATTTCCCAAGGTCGGTCTTGAAATTGACCGCTAAAGCCTACACTTGGAAAGCCTGTAATATATGCTTCATTTGAAGTGAGTACACTACCACCAGATTTATCGGTTAGAGTAAGAGAAATCCGTGCTGTACCGTTGATAATGTCTTGTCTCAATGTTTCAGAGAACACATCATTACCGGGACTGGTTTGCATCAGACTGATAACTAAGGTAGCTGACGTATCTGGATTCTGTACACGAGTATGTTTACCCCTAATACCTTTAACAACTAAGAAGGACTTAGGGCGTGTAACAGTAATATTATTCCATCCAGTGAATATATACCCACCAATAACAAGTCTTACATCTTGAGGACTATAAGTGAAACTATTCATTATAGAACTCCATTAATTGCTGGAATTGCACCATTAGCAATATTGATTAAGTCTTGGAGGATACTACTAGGATCTTGATTACTGCCAACATTCAATACAGCTTGAGTTGCCCTCAACGTCCAAACTCGTGTATCCATTGTAACGCTTTTAGTTACTGGTGGGATGCCCTCAATCCATGAACTTGTTGAGAAGAACAAGTCAGAACCTGACAAGTCCTTGATAAATAAGGGGAAGCGGCCTTTCTGTGTAGACTCATCCAACAACCAAAGTTTAGTCAGTACATCGTTAGATGGTGAACCACAATGGAATGTTAATTGAATGGTGTATGTCTGACTTCTGT